TGCTTGAACATAAGTGCCACCATCATAAGGCAACACAGAAATACCTGTGTAGTGCTGTCTATTTTGCCACATCCAATTACCACATGCTTCCCATTGATGATCTTTCAATGAAATAGTACATGATACGTTGTGCATGTTATCACCACGATTATGTCCACCTACAATCCATTCTTTATTAAATCGTTTAACACGTTCTAGAATGTCTCTATAAGGCTCTGTCCTTAAGATAGCACCTTCAGGAGCTTTCTGTGGGAATGACATAACTGCTTCTAAATGTGGTTTGAATTGACAATCTTCTATCAATTCAGGTACAGTATCAATCATGTATTGGTACAAAGGTTCGTTCTTACCCACTCGCATCCTACGGATATAATAGTCGTTATGCCAAGCATGAATGCCACTACTGCTACCAAGAACGAGTGAAGTAGTTCCAGCGGGCTTAACAGTAGTAATCCTAGCAGATTCTTTGATGCCAATAAGATTTGCGACACGTTTATTCTCCTCCTGAGCCACATTAGCGGCTTCTTTTAAGTCTAAGTCTAATACTTTACCTGAGGCAATTCCTGTCATACTCACACCAAGTAACGCATCCTCTTCTGATGTTTCTTTCCATACATTACGAAGATAATGGAAATCTGTGTAACCTGCCTGTAGTGTACCAATAAAGGTTGCACATTTAACTCGATCATTTAAGTCTTTTTGATCTTTTACATCTGATACATTAACCTCAACTAGGTTACAATAGCTATTTGGACGTAAGCTAATTTCTGCACATGGGTTTGTCCCAATGTCATAGTCATTTGTCCAGAAGATTCCAGGCTCACCTGATTTAGAGTCTTCTACACGTTTCCATAATTCTTTAAACTCTTCTTCTGTAATGTCTTCTCTATTCAGAACAACTGAGTTATTAGCACGACCACGTTGTGGATTAAGTTCCCACCATGCCCCACTCTTTGCTGATAGCATATCCATGTCATCCTTATCGAATAGACTAATCAAAGCTGCTCTTCTGATACCACCTGATAATACAGCGTCAGCTACATGACAAATCATGTCATGCACTTCAATAGGTTGCAATTGTCTACCGATAGCAGTGTTTAGCACAGCACGTAACTTATCTAAACAGATTCGTAATGGGTCAGGTCCAGGAGCTTTACCACCTGATGTGATAAGCCTTGAGCCTTTTGGTCTAATATCTCTAAAGTCAAATATAGGATCAGACTTACCTAATGTATATGCTTTAACTAAAACTTTAACAGCGTCTGCCCAACCCTCAATACTATCTCCTACCAAAAACCTTCTAGACTTATCTGTCGGACCAACAATCTCAGGTAATCTCTCTGTGTGTCTTTTTTGGACGCTAAAACCAACACCCGAACCACCAAGAAGATTAAACATGGTTTCGCTAAAGACGGCAGGATGATCGCAAGGGGAAAAAGCACAATTGAACATGCGATTGTTAGACAGATCAATGGGAGTTCCACCAAACTGTAAACTACGCATAGAAGGGAGTACTTTACGAGCAAAAACCATTTGATAAACATCTTTAATCTCCTGTTTAATGTTAGGGTATTTACGAATGTGCATGACCATGTTGCGTTCTACGAGTTCATCCCAAGTCTCTCTACGTTTAACTTCGGGGATATACTTTGCGTACTTATTAAAAATAGTTATATCTGATAATATCTTTTGACTTTTGTCCATTTATTCTTCCTCTTCTAATTCGTCTAATTCTAAAGCGTCTAATAAGACCTCTCTTCTTTCGTCTATCTTGTCTTGAAAAGCATAGACAATTTCTTCTGTTGTTAAATCAAGTAACTCAAGTAAGTCTACTTCATTAATTTGTTCTATGACCTTCTCATTAAGTTCTGCTGTTGTTAGAGTCATTTTCTAGTTCCTTGAGAAGTTGTAAGAAATGAATAGCCTTATCTATATCCTGAATACCATTTTTATCTCGCCACCTTACTACATACTTGATGACACATCCCTCAATAAAAGGTATTCCATTCTTATGTATAAATTCAGTAGGTTGTATCTTAAACTTACGATAGTGATCACCACCTACCTGAGTATCTGTTGCATTCATTTCTTTCCTTTCTACAAGATCACGTAATATTAACAAACTTACCACCTTCTTTACGTGCTAGATTACGATTATCTCTAAACCAATTACCACACTCTTGACATTGTAAGCGTTGATACTTACAAGAGTTTGTGTAAGAGAACCCACGTTTCTGATAATGGTTGCCCCCACAGTTGGGGCATACTAATACTTCATCATCAAATAATGACATATTAATATGTTGTTTGCACCAAGGTTTAAATCTTTCATAAACTTTCTCAAGAAGAACCACATCATTCTTATTGTATTCTTCCATGATTTTCCAAGCTTCTTTATCTTTTGCCATACAGCGAAGCCATAGTTCATGCCCTTCATGCTCAACCTTCTTACCCAAACCAAGAGCTTGAGATACATAATCTAGCTTGTTAGACACAAACTTAAATTGTCTACGAGCTACATTAAGTAAATCAATCTGCTTGGATGGGGAAGGTGGAGTCATTTTAGCAAGTAAGAATTCCTTGTTAAGAGTAGGAATGTCAAACTTTGCTCCATTGTAATGAATGATTGCATCAGCTTCATCTAATAACTTATGGACGGACTTCAGCATTTTTTTGTGTGAGGACGAATGCACACTATCAAACATTACTTCATCATCACCTAACCATTTGGCTGCATAGCAGATGGTTTGTGAGGATTCTAATAATTGGTTTAACGAAACATTTTGTTGCCAAATGCCCCACACGGATGCCGTATTGGGCGAGGTTTCGATGTCAATCAACAGTATCTTAGGGGTCATTATACTTTTCCTTTTCGTTGTTGTCTTTCTTTCTGTGTTTTCTTTGTATGACATGTATTACATAATACCTGTAAATTTTCTTTCTTGCAATATAATCTTGAAATAAATGTATTCCAATCTATAAAACCTTTTCTAGGATCTACCACAGGCTCTATATGATCTACGTTAATCTTTTTAGCAGGGTAGTTACCTTTACATTTAGCACATTTATAATGCTGTGCTATACGTTTAGTATCTTTGTTAAGCATTTTACCCACAGAAGCTTCCTTTAGTATTTCGTACTTAGGTGGGTATCTATTATATCCTGAACGTAGTGCTGAGGTTATAAAAGACTTAAGCCTTCCCTCAGTCCACGTCTTTGTCGCCATTATCTATATTTAACCTATCAAAGTGGTTTTTAAAATCGTCATCAAGTGAACGTAGTATCCATAGACACCTACCATTCATAATGAATTCATCTTCTGTTGCATAGTGGTCATAGACTGCATTAAACATCTCTTGTTCGTCTTTACACTTTTCTAATATAATTTTAGCTTTCTTATTCCCAATACCTGAGATACCCTTAATGTTATCTGATGTATCTCCTTTAAGGCATTGTTCATAGAATAATCGTAATCCTTCAACAGGAATCTGATCTATAAATGTATCAGGCTTGCTCCAACCTTTACCTGCAATCTCCCATTGAAAATGTTTTCCAGGAATTTGTAGTAAGTCTTTGTCTAGGCTACATATAATAGTATCGTCTGTTTGATATATACCTAACATATCGTCAGCTTCTAGATTATCTTCTGCTATTTCAGCACTCATGTTTTCCATAGCATGTTCTCGCAACTGCTCTAAATGAATAGGTTTAGGTGCAGTACGATTAGCTTTGTACTCAGGGTAAACTTTTTTACGGAAGTTATCTTTAGCAGACAAGAAACCACGATACTCTGTGGCTTCTGTTTTAGTGAGGATATTGTCTAGTAATTCTTCTGCTCTATACTTAGCAATATTGTATGGATCGTTTTCTGCACTAGCGGCACAACGAAAGCATACTAAGTCCATATCAATTAAAGCAATCATATAGGCTGGACTGTTGATTCCCAGGTTTGGTCTTGAATAACAACAGGTTCATCTGAAGTTAATTCAATGACACGTGTGTGATCTTTAAAGAAGATGACATGGATAGAATACACTACCCATGCCACCACTATTACTCCAATGAGATACTTCATTAGGAAGCCTCATCAGTTGCAAATACATAGTCTTCATATGTCTTTGCTAATG